ATCCGTACCACCATGAGAATTAGGCACTGAAAACTTACTGTTTGATCCAGCAATATCCGTACCGTTTTTCCTGAACCAAACGTCTACATCTTGGATCGCCACATTAGTGTTGGCAAACTGGAATGAGAACTGAATGTTGTACACCCCAGCAGACCGAACGGTAATCTGCGAACTACTGACAATAGCAACACCAACCGCATAATCCGTCGTGTTCAGCGTAACGGCATACGCAGCAGTCGTACTCGCAGCATTCTGGTCTGTCGTGTCCTGAAATGCCCCGTATGGGACTGCATCTGCTATGGCAGCAGAAGAGTATGGGACAAACAAAATAATGCTGTCAGGGCTAATCCTAGCGTCGTACAGGGTCGTTGTCGTAGCGTTCCCTGTTGCCAGAGTCACCAACCCAACAGAGTTGACTTTGCCATCCAGAACTCGATTGACAACCTCAGCAACCTCTCGCTGACTACCACCCTGCTGAGGCAACCTGCGAAACATCAGCGCCCACCAACAGAAACAATGTCCACATCAACACCAACAGCAGTGTCGTAGTTCCCTGTCGGGGTGATACTCAGACGATGGTAGTTTCCCCTGGATCTGAGACTCACCCGGTTCTCGCTGTCAGCAGCAACCGCTGTAGAGTAGCTTATAGCCCCGTCCAAGCGTTTTCTGCTTGCGACTGATACCGTAGCACTACCGTTGTCGATCTGCGGCCTAGCAAGCCTTATAAGCGTTTCCTGGCCTTCTACGGTGATGTCGCCTGTGTTGATCGTTCCGGTGAGATCAGTTCCAGCAAAGGTCACAATCCTAGCCCCGGATACACCACCCAAGATCAGTTTGCCACCAGTCCACAAACGCGAGTCCAGAGAGGCTGGCAACGCATCTAAACTAGCTGAGATGTTGTCCAACTGTTCCAGAGTTGTGGACGCAGTCGCAATGCTGGAAATGTAGTCAGCACCAGAGTCACCGTGTGACCAGCGATCTGTTGACCAGTTGTAGATCAGGAGCTTCTGGACGTTGAAGATGTCCCGGAAGCACCACAGCACCAGTTTATTGACCGGATCGACAGCAGCACTCATCTTGCTGAACTGAGATGGATCTGCGTTAGCGTAGAACCACCTATCAACCCGCTCTGCCCCGATAGGCTTGACCTGCTGACCATCGGTCATGAAGAACCCGTCATCGCTCAGAAAGAACGTCATCGGGCCATATTGAGCAATAGATCGAGACTCGTAGCAGCCTACGTTTCGAGCAATGTTGTCGAACTGGAAGAACAATGGTGCGCCAATGTAGGTCATGCGATACAGACCACGTTCCATCAGCACGACACCAAACTCACCTCCGGTGATACCGCGAATCTCACCACCGTCAGGAATGTCCTGCGTGTCGGATTGGCTGGCAGCACCAGGAGTCCAGTCTGTCTCATCGTTGATATCAGACCACAACACCCTGTTGGGATACGTTGAGGTCTTACCAGCAACAACAAAGTCCCGCACAACGGTCACAAACGATGCTGTGGGAGCAGCAGCAGCAAGGTCAGCAAACCTTGTGCTGGATGCCATGTTCCATGCTTGCAGCTTGTCGACACCGTTGGACGCGATCACCTGCGATCCAAACTGACAGAACTGCCAGAAGTCAGTTGTGGAGTAGGCAGTCGGAGTCCTGGAAACATCATCCAGATCAGCATCAGCAGGGTCGAACTTGAAAATTTTGGTAGCGCCAGCAGCAAACAGAGTGGTAGCGCCAGCCCATCGACCAGGGAACACCGTCAGCAGATTTTGGCTTGCAGCATCAGACAGGTTTGCAGTCCCGTTGAGAGACGCATACCCAGATGCTGTAGGGTAGATGTTCTTCGCCTCGGTCAGGTTCCCAGAAACCCCTGGCCGATCTGGTGTCCACTGACCAAACTGGATTCTCACGCCCACACCCTGACAGGATTAGCAGGAGTTACCTGATACTGCACCAGACTGACAGGGGTCGCTTGGTCTGCTTTCAGCCTGACGTTAACGTGCCAACCGTCTAGCGCCGCCATCTCAGGTTGCTCGCCCATGTCAGTCGTGATCGTCTTGCCGGTCGGCTTGTAGATCAGGCCCACAGTGTCGATGCTGGCATTGACCGGAGCATACCCAGCAGGGATCAGCACGTTGCCTTCAGCGTCGAGCAGCGCCTGCGTCTCGGTCAGTAGGCCAGCAGCGAGCAGCGCAGCGTTGGCAGCGTCAGCGTCGTCGAAGCGTAGGAACAGGTCGTTCCAGCTTGGCGCCGGAGGGGAGAGGGGAAGGTTGTCTAGCATGGTGTTAGCTCGTTAGGGCTTGGAGTTCGGCTGAACTGAGTGCCCGTGGATAATATGCCACGCGCCTAATGTGTCCGTTGATGTAATGAGAGCCGCCCGGCCAAGTCCCTAAACTGAGCTGCGTTGAGGCCGTTGGAGCGGTAGTGTTGCCAGATACAACAGGCGTCGATCCATTTACTGAAATTTCTTTGCCGCTTGAGCCGTAGGCAAATGCACTTTTAACCGTTGCATTCGCCGCGACTGTGACTCCGCTGCTTAAATCTAATGCAGCGCCAGCTGTATAAGATTTAATTAAACCCAATGTGCTACTATAAATCCATGCGTTTCCCACCGCTGCTTGATCGGCAAGCGCAATAGGCTGGTTTCCAAATCCGCCAAATGTGTTTTCAATATAGAACGTTGCTGCACTGGCATTCCACCACGGCGACAACGTATTCACGCTCGCAACATCAGCCGAGCGAGTGACGGTGGAGGCGAGGGTGGGGATGTAGCTGGTGGCGAAGGATCCGGCTTCTAGTTGAGCGCCCCAGAGGTAGCAATTAGTTGTTAGAGTAGTTGAAGGCGCTCTTGCAGAATTGAGAGATGTAACAAACCCAATCGTATGATTATTAACGCTGCTATCTGTAACGCTCATGGAACATCGATACCAACCATTCCCGACAGAAACAATCGAAACGGAAGATGTCGTTCCACCAGCATACGCAAGACCATCTTGCAAATCAAAATTAGCCCAATACGCAGCGGTTGCAGTAGAAAGAAGTTGGATATACCTCTGAGTTCCTTGTTTTGCGTAAACTGAGGCAGTAAAAACACCAGAAACGGTGCCGGTGCTGTATAAAAAACCAAAATTAGATGAGGTGTTTGCAGTAACAAGATCGGCCGTAACAGTCCCGTTTGGGGCAGCCGCTGCATTGGCAGTAACTGTCGTGTTGCTCTTTGTCCACGCCGCATTATCGAACTGCTCGCTGTACGTCAGCAAATTCGTCCGGCTTTCCTCCACCAGCAACCCCTTGGGAGCCAGCGTCACCGGGTCAAAATCGAACCTCGGGCCGTACACTGCGGCACTGGTGGTGGGCGTGTAGTCGAGAGCGTAGGGGCCGACAGCGAGTTGAGCGCCCCAGAGGTAGATGCCGGAGGTTCCGTCGCCGGTGTAGGTTACGGTGTTGTCTCCGGTTGTTGGACCAAAATACACAGTGCCCACTGAAATTGTTGATGTAACTGATATTGAACACCGGTACCAACCGTTACCGGCGTTCTCAATAGTTGCAGATGCGCCGGCCCCGACGGTTCCAAGCGCCCCCGTGGATAAATTAAACCACGCATTTGCGTTTGTTTCGTATGGATTTTGAACGAATAGCCACGAACGCTCAGCTGCTTTGGCATATAACGAATATGTGTGAGCAATAGTATTTACTGAGACATTTGTTCGTTGCACTCTGTGAGCGCCGGTATTGGCAGCTTCAATAACTTTGTCAGCCGTAATAGTGCCATTTGGTGCGGCGACAACATTCGCTGTTACGCTTACCTCAGTCGACGTCCCCCAAGCGGCGTTTGTCAAATCTTCAGAGTAAGTGAACAGATTATGCGGTGCATACTCCAGCACCCCCGTAGGCCCGACCCTCGTGGCGTTGCTCGACCGGCTGAAGGTGATGATGTCCGAGAATGCTTTTTGAATGAGTGCCATGATTACCCCGCTACCAGATAGCGTCCGTATCCGTATGCGGGATCAGCGGTCGCGGCAATGTCGTATTGCGGTTCTACAAAGTTCAGATCCAGACTGGCATCCTGATAGCTGCCAAGTGAACTGGCTGGCCCAGTAATAAAATCGAGCACCAGACTCGGATCCAGTGCAAACAACGCACTGGCCGGATCACCTCCACCGAGGCCGGCTGTCGCACTGCGCGGCAATCTCAGGTTGATGCCGATCTGCATTTCAGATCAGCCCGACGATGTTGGTGGCCGTTGTGCCAGTCGCCCACACGCGCTTTGCCATCACCGGCAGGATCGTCCCTGCTACTGCGCCAACGAACGTCACCGCT